AGCCGCTCCTGCCTCTGACGCATCAAAGGAGAGGGCTGTTACTTCACTACCACCATCGTTTACTGCAAACAGCATGTCTGCGTCTGAAATTATAGATTGAATTTTGAAACGACTACTGTCTATTTTCAAAGCACCGTATTGTGTTCCACCGTCTTTAAGTCTTATTTCACCTGCATCATCTGCATCAAGAGTTATATTGCCCGCTACATCAACAAGCATATCACCAGAACTTAAAGCCAGAGTAGTCCCATCAAGCGTGAAGTTATCTACCACTACACCTGCGTTGGCTGTAACAACTCCTGCTACTGCTAGTGTAGAAGCCATGTCCACAGCACCATCAATGTCCACGACATCAAGGTTAGTCGTGCCGTCTACGTCTATGTCTCCAGAGATGTCAAGACTTGCAAAGACTGAAGTACCTGTACTTGTAACTTTACCTGCTACATTAATTGGGTGTGAGAAATCAAACTCATCATTAGTTGTGTCCCAAAGGATTGTAGCGTCTGTAGAAGCATCTACAGCATCTTGAATTGTAATACCTGCTCCGTTTGCAGAGCCTGTAGTATCTCCTGCACCATAATTTATAGTGATGTTCTTGTCTTCTACATCAAGTGTTGCAGTGTTTAGAGTTGTTGTAGTGCCGTTTACTGTGAGGTTTCCACCTACAATTACATTAGCAGTAGAAGTAATACCTACAAACTGAGGGCTATCAGTAGTAGCAACGCCTTGGTTCAAAGCCTTAACGCTTGCAATAGCAGTAAGCTCTGAATCCATCAAAGCTCCTGCGGCTGTGACGTTAGCTGTGTCCGTTACGTCTGCACTAGCTTCTATACCGTCTAGCTTAGTGCCATCAGTAGCAACATCACGACCATCAAAAGTGCTGTTGGTGGTTATCGCACCTGTCATTGCTCCACCAGATTTAGGCAGTGCCGCATCAGCAGTAGTACCTTGTGCCGCTGTAGCATAGTCCGATGAATCAAACGCCTTAACTTGAGCAAGGTTAGTTACCTCACTGTCCATTAATGCACCCGCGCTAGTGACATTAGCTGTGTCCGTTACGTCTGCTGAAGCCTCAATAGCATTTAGCTTTGTATGGTCTGCATCTGTAAAGACATTAGAATCTGTAGCGGCTTCTACCGCTGTACGAATCTCTGCATCAGTTTGGTCAGCAGTTGCACTGGCTTCAATACCATCTAGCTTAGTACCATCTGTAGCTACATCACGGCCATCAACTGTGCCGCCAACTACAATATTACTTGCAACAGTCAGTGTAGAGGCCATGTCCACAGCACCGTCTATATCTACAACATCTAGGTTTGTAGTACCATCTACATCTAGGTCGCCATTGAAATCTACGTTGCCTGCAACAGCTAAAGTTGTAGCCATATCTACTGCGCCATCTATATCTACTACATCAAGGTTCGTAGTTCCTGCTACGTCTAAAGCGCCATCAATATCTACTGCGCCTGAGAAGTCGCCTGTAGCCGCATCAAGCTCACCGCTCAATGTAATGTTGGTAGCTCCAGTAACTGCACCATTAAGTGCTACAGCACCATTAATGTCTATAGTAGTTGCGGCTATTTGAATCTCAGTGTCTGCAACAATATCTAGTTGTCCGTCAGCACTAGAGTTAATGTAAATTGCGGCATCGCGGAACTGAACCTTGTCGGTTGTGGTCAACTCTACATCTGTACCGCCAGATGTGTTACTCAATGCTAAAATCTCTGCGAATGTATCAACAGTATCTTGCTGTGCGTCTACATAGGCTTTAATGCTCTGTTGAGTTGCAAGGGCTGTCGCACTGTCGCCTGACATATCATCTTGATCTAAAATGTCTGTGACTGTAACTGATCCTGTGCCAGATAAACCGTCAAACTCTACAATGCCGTCAACATCTACGTTACCTGTTACAGTTATATTTCCACCAACTGTGAGGTTTCCTGTAGCTGTAAGACTATCAATGTAAGCGTCTTTAAAACGTAAAGCATTTGTGCCTAAATCTACATCGCTGTCGGTTACTGGATACACAACACCATCTTCAATGCGTACTTGCTCAACGGCGCTACCGCCCACTTCTACAAAGACGCTCCAACGGTTGTTAGTGCTGTCAACAACTATCTTATTTAAAAAATCTTGATCACCAATGATTTCAATGTTACCGCCTTCTCCTGCTCCACCATCGTGTTGGTGTCCTGTCGTGCCTGTAGCGGCATAAGAGAATGCAGTAACTAATTGATTGTATTCTGCGTTAAAGAGTGAAGCTGTAATCGTATCGCCATCGGTAAGCGTACTTTGTCTAGTGTAACTTGTTCCTGCCATTTGGGTTATCTCCTACCTGATGGGACGTAATTTATGTAGATGCCGTTAATTGCATAAGGCGGCTTTTGATCTGAGCTTTTAATTTGGAAATTACAAACAGTGCCACTGCCCTGAACAGCTTGACGAAGCATTGGGTCAGTGCTTGCGCCAAATACAGCCGTTCCAAATACTGCATCTCCAAAAAGAGAAGGTGTCGGTATGTTGTCTAAAACATACTCTGGCGGCTGTGGTATTGTTGTATCTTCGTAGTCATATCTAATTCTTAATGTTGGTGATACTTCACCTTCAGGAGTTACAGAAAGCTTAACATAATGCATAGTCTTCCGTGTTCCTACGTCACCAAAGTCGTAGTGTGGTGTCTGGTACTGAGCAGTAATATCTAATAAATTTCCTGCGGTTGAAAAGCTATTGCCCTCGTTGTGGTTATAAATGTAACCTTGGCTGTCTCCGTGATAGAGTTTTTCAACACCTGTAGCTTCAAAGCCAGAAGCAAAGCCAGTAGCTTGTATTCCAAGAGTTTCAGACCATTCAAAGCCGTTAGCTGTTAGTGTACCAATAATTCCTTTAGCAGATGCAGTAGACCCGCCGTCTGTATTATAAAATAATCTGTACTGCGACTTGCTTCTTAGGACTGCGCTTGTAATAGTAAAAGAATTTATGCCGTGAGCAACAGTAGAAATAATAGATTGTATTTGACGACTAACTGATCCTAATTCAACGTCACCAATTCTTGATGTACCCGCAACAGAACGTATACCGTCTGGGCTAAGAAACACTAAGTCACCGCCAATCTCTTGAATGCTGTGTGAACTCAAGCAACCTACGTTCTGTGTAACAGGTACAATAGCAATGTTACTAGAATCATTAATATTAACAAGCTTGTGTATGCTATTACGACAAAAGATAATGAGATCACTACGGAAGCTTTTGATACCAACCACTTGGTCAGGCAATAAAATGCTACCTGCTCCAGAGCCTGAAAAACTACTAGGGTCTAGAAGCGAACTATAAAAAACTGTGTTCTTTGCGGTAGGCGCATTTGCAACAACTAAGTGCTGATCATGTATAGCACAAACTGTTGGGGCTGTTGTCCCGCTTACTGTGATTTCTTCTGCAAAGAATGTGCGAGTCGTTAAGCCACCTGTTCCTGTCATGCTAAATAAGAAGGGCTTGTTAACTCCGTCAGTAATAATGATCTGTCCGTAGTCTGTGTTGCCTTCAAAGATTGTAAAGGATGTTTGAGCCTGTGAGGCTCTAGCGTCCATGCTACGGCCCGTAAAGGCTGTGTGGTCATCTCCTCCGCTTGCAACACTAGCTCTGTTAATTTGAAGCCAAGTGTCTTCGCCATCTGGACTAAAGAAGATTCCATCGCCCGAACAAGCTATAAGGCCATCAGCATATACTGCAAGCCCTAGTATTTCATTAGAGCCATTAGGACGAGTATCACCAAAGGCTGTATAGCCGTTTATGCGGCGATAGCCTCCGTCTGGATCAACTTCAAAGTTTACAAGCTTTGTAGCTAATCCCGGCTGTCCAAGCATCTCAAGTTGGTTTAGGTTAGTATTTAACCCACCCTTACATGAAACACCATAGGGTTGCGAAGCGGCCATATTATACGAATCTCATTCGGTCATCTTTGATATAAGTGGGCGTAGGCTCTAGAAGGTTAGAACGCATACTGCGTAATCCTTTCTTAAAATCTTCTAATGCAAACGCCGCCGCTTGTGGGTTATCTTTAAACTGCCAGATATAGTATCGGGCTTTAGCTAGTAATACAGATGTATACATTTCAGGGAACACTACAGTGTCTCCGTGAGCTAC